GAGTTCGTCGGCATCGTGATGCGCGCGCCGGCCATCGCGATGATAGTTGCCGCGGAAGCGGCGATACCGTCAATGACGACGTCGACATTGCCTGCATAGGCAATTAGCTGATTGTGGATTGCGTGCGCGGCAAAGACATCGCCGCCCGGAGAGTTGATGTGGACAGTGACGTCTTTATCGCCCAAGGCTTTCAGGTCCTCAGAAAATTGTACCGCGTCGATGGAGTCATCCCACCACGACGCACTGGAGACAATCGGCCCGTAGATATACAAATCGGCGGCATCGCCGCCCGTGCTGTCCTGGAAATTCCAGAAATGTTTCATCCTGTATCACCTCCTCCGCTGCTGTCGCTGGTATCCGTGTTGTCGGCTTTCGGGTACTGCATGCCCTTATTAGCCCACACGGCACGTTCAGCGGCGATTTGATCGACGTTGTCATCATAATTCGTGCCGGTAAGCTCGGCAGCCTCTCTTTCAGCCGTCGAAAATCCGTATTTGACGCGTAATGCCGCGCCGTTTACCTCTTTGACCGGGTCCAGCATACCCATGACAGGGCCGTACCAATTCGCGCCGGTCCATGCCTTAGTAATCAGCGGATCCACACCAAAGCCCGGCGCCTTGATGCGCCCGATGGCGATAGCCTCCGTTAGCCAAGCCTCATAGACAGGCTGGCAAAAGTCGCGGGCAAACCAAATGCGCCGCGTCCGGAACATGGCCGCCGCCTGTAAAAGCGCGCCGCGCGCGGCGCTGTACGACGACTGGAAGCGATTCATCAGCACCTCGGACGGGATACCCAGCGACGCCCCGATTTGTGCAATCAGGGAATTCGTAAAAGCCTCAAACGTGGACTGCGTCCGGCTGCCGTCGATGGCCTTGACGTCGACGCCGCTCGGCAGGAGATTCAGTGTCCCCGGGCCGATTTCTACGCGCCGCAGGTCGTCCGGGTCAATCTGCTCGCCCGGGCCGTATGTCTCGCTCAAGACATCGCCCAGGTCATTTGTCGTGCCGCTCGATGTAAAGAAGAGCGTGAAAAATGACTTGATGATTGCTGCGGACAACTCTGCATTAGTATATCGGCTGATTTGCTTTAAAACTTCAATCGCCGGCGCCAGATACGGCACGCCGCGATACTGTTCCGGCCGCTCTTCATGTGAGATTTGCAGGACCAGAGGCCGGCCCGTACGTCGGCCAAAAGCCTCGACACGGGTCCAGCGCAGGGCCTGAGAATTGTTCGTCGGGTCATAGGGTACGCGGTTAGCAATCCAATAAGCAACGACGGCCCCATCGGCGTCGATTTCCACACCATTGATAATCCTGTTATGTGTTTCAGGGTTATAGCATTCGACGGTCATACTGTCCGTATTGCTGTAAGCAGCCATAGCGCCGGGATTACATACCCGGGATGCCTCGAAAAGTTGGATGCGCGTCGAATAGATGCCGCCTGGCGACGGTTTACGGTACTTGATAGCTGCCCATGCATCGCCGTCCACAAGGTACGACAGATAGGCGATGTCCTGCATATCATAGAACGAATGCTTTTTATACAGGTCGCATTGTACCGAATCAGCCCATAGGCCGAATTCCCGCTGTGTGTGCCGCTGCCAGTCCTTAGCCTCGTCGGCGGTCATGCCCAGGAGCTTGTAGTCAATCTTAGGGATCACCTGCAAGCCCGCACCGATGACGTTCGCCCGGTTTGTATTGACCGCGCTGGCGCCAATCGGCGAATTGATATACATGTCCGTCGAGCGGCTGCGTAATGTGTTCAGATTGGCATCGATATCAGCACGCGGCGACGACTTATGCGGATTATAACCGCGCAGGGCCTGCCGTGTATGGCTGGCCGCGCCGTCGCTGTAGCCGGTATTTGTGATTTTCGTATTGACGCCGCCTGTCGGCTGTCGTGCGTTGCGTTTCTTCCGTTTTTTGCTCATTACAGCCTCCTAGTCGCGCAATACTACCTGCCGGGACCGGGATCCCGTCCGCGGCGCGCCGTCGATGGTCGCGCCTGCGGATAACAATTTACTGATGACGCTCTGTATTTCCGCCAAATCAGCGCGAGTCAGTGTACGGTTGCCGATTTTATACGACTGGCCGCCTGTCAGGATAGCCGTTTCTGCTGCAATGTACTGTTTTAATCGTGCATTCAGGATTTCGTTCATTCTATCCCCCTCTTAATCACGCCGAATCTGGGCCGCTTGCGCGGGCCTGTTGGCCGCTTTTCTTCTGTTGGCGTCCCTGTCATCAGGGCTTTCAGCTTGGAAAAATCCGGAGAAATGGACGCCAAACAGGCCAAATTATAGACTCGTAAGTCGAGCGGTTCATTTCGATGGTCCTTTGCAATGTTTACCCAGCGATATACGATGCGGCCGTTCTTCTTCTGCGGCTGTTTTTCTTCCGCTGTCAGGCCCTGGAAATAGATTTCGTCATAGCCGCGGTTCCACAGCACCTCATTGACCGCATCCTGCTCCGGCTTATCGAGCGGGAAGTGGAAATACCGTGGCCCCGGCACATCGATGGCCAGACGGTCCATGATGTACTGCTTGCCGCTGTCTGTGCCGATGAGGACCAGCGGGATTGTCCGTCCGTGATAGGCCTGCGCCTTGCTGTACTTGTGGATAATCGGCACGCCCATCGTCGATGAGCCGCGGACGGCAAAGCGCTGACGGGCTAAATGCATCAAGCTGTAGTTATAAACCTCACTGGTGTAATGGCCGCCAGAGTCGATGAACGTCCGGGCTACCAGCAACCCCGTACCGTCAGCAAAATGGTATTCGCGGTCCAGCTGTTCGTCCAGCTGACGCCATACCGCCGCCGTATCCGGCGCGCCTAAGATAATGCCCTTCTTGATGCCCCAGCACTCCTCATCCTCGCCCCATCCGACGATTTCGTATTCGAGGCGGTTATCCTGGACATCGACGGCCGCTGTCAAAATCAGCACGCCGTCGGGAAGTTCCGCGTTGTACGGCTCCCGGCGCGCCAGGAGCTTATCGACATTATCATAACTGCGCGCCCGTTCGTAGGGCTCGCCGAATCGTGTGTTGACAACTACCTTTTCGCGCTCCGGGTCCCCTTTGGCGTCTACCCATTCCTGCATTACATCAGTCCACGAAATCCACGGCGACGCCCAGCAGTTCACAAAAAAACTGCGGACGTGATTTTTGATAGCCGTCGGATTTTTGGCGACGTACTTCTGCGGCTGGCGCCGCATCTCGTTTTCGGAAAAGGTGAAGCCGCAGTCAGGACAGCGCCAAGATACGGATTTAACATGAGTATGCTCCTTTTTCCGGCCGTCTTTGACCGTTTCCGTATCCATTACCATGCTCCTGTGCGTAAGCAGATGATATTCGCCGCAATTCGGGCATTGGTGCTGCCATTCTTCCTGCGTCCCTTCTGTGTACTCGACTTCAATGCGGGATTCGCCGGCATTCGTCGGCGTGGAAAACAGCCCCATAGTCCGGTCCCAGAACGTCGTCATACGTTTTGCGGCTAAATCTACCGGGTCCCCTTCTGTGCCTGCCGAGTCCGGGAAGCGGTCTACTTCGTCGGCCAGCAGGATTTTGATAGGACGCGACGCCAGCCCTGCCGGCGAATTCGCGCCGCCCATGATGAGGCGGCCGCCAGGAAAGAGCTTACTAAGAATCGTGTTGCCTGACTCGCGGCTTTTGACGTCTTGGAAGATATCCCGCAGGACTTTCGTATCGCGGATCATCGGCGCGATTCGGGATTTAGAGTAGTCCTGGGCCATGTCTACCGTCGGCTGTATCATCAGGATAGGCGCCGGAGCTAAATGAGCGAATCGCCCGATAACGTTGTTCATGATGTCCGACTTACCTATCTGGCTGCATGACATGACGACGACACGGCGGACGTCTAAATCGGTGAACGCGTCCATAATGGCCCGCTGATATGGCGCCCGGTCCGTACGCCAGCGGCCTGGCTCTGCCGACGACTCACTGGACAGCATGCGATACTGGTCCGCCCAGTCCGATACCGTGAGATTCGGCAGCGGCCGCAGGGATTT